TCATGGCAATCGCGCATGAATCGACGGTAACGATCACCAGGCCGAGCAACACGACGGAGTACACGGCTGGTGATGTGATCGGCATTGCCGATGCGGGGACCCCTGCCAATGCAGGCAGCGCCATCCACGTGCTGAGTGGTGTTGCCAGTACAGATCGGTACGTGATTCTGCAGGAGCTGCAGCTGCTGGTGCATGTAGCAACCGTGCCGGCTGGGATGGCCGGTTTCCGCGTGCATTTCTACAGCGAAAGCCCCACGGCGATTCTGGATAACGCGGCATACGATCTGGTGGCGAATGATCGTGCCAAGTGGCTGGGCAGCGTTGATCTACCGACACCGGTTGATCGCGGGAGCACATTGGTCACTGGGGTGACGTACCCAGGCAGCGTGTTCAAGCTGGCTGTGGATAATACCCTGTACGTCCAGCTGCAGACGTTAGGTACGTTCACGCCGAGCAGCGGTGCAGTGAAGACCCTGCGTGCCCGGTTTATGGAGGCTGGGATCTGATGCGCCTGCATCCTGCCCGTGCTGCTGGCCTGCTGCGTGCGCCCTGGACGCCAGCTTGGGCAAAGGATGAGCTGTCGCGTCGTGCGCGTGCGGTGCCGAGCCTCGACCTGCGGTTTGCGGAAAACAAGTCCCTCGTCGATTCCGTCAGCGGTCAGAACCTGATCACGTTCACCAGGGCCAGCACTGGGACGTACGTTGACTCCGATGGCGTGATCCGCAGCGCAGCGAATGACGTTCCGAGGTTCAACCACAACCCACTCACGGGCGAGTGCCTGGGGCTCCTGGTCGAGGAGCAGCGGCAGAATTTGTTGCTCAACAGTGCAACGCTGAGCACGCAGACTGTCACGGTCACGGCTGTCGCCCACACGCTGAGCTTCTACGGCACTGGCACGGTCACGCTCTCTGGCACCTCAACGGCTGGCCCACTGGTCGGCACTGCTGCCAACTCACGGGTGAGTCTGACGTTCACACCAACAGCAGGCAGCCTGACGCTGACGGTCAGCGGAAGTGTGACCAATGCGAACCTGGAGATCGGGTCATTTGCTACTTCTTGGATACCAACCACCGGCACCGCCGCGACGCGCACGGCTGATGTGGCGTCGATTACCGGGACTAATTTTAGTTCGTGGTATCGGCAGGATGAGGGGACGTTGTTTGCTGATGTGGCAAACATTCAGAATGGTGGCCGCTATTTTATGTTTGACAATGGGGCAAGCATTACCGAAAGATGGGAAACTCGATTTTCGTCTTTCCTGGCAGCTGGCAACTCATGGAGCAATAATGTTCAAGATGTTAGCATAAATACATCACTTGCCCCTGCGCCGCCCGCATTAAATGTTCGCGTCGCTTTTGCTAATGCTTCAAACGCTGCGGCAATCGCAAGCAATGGTGCGGGTGCATTACTCGGAACAGACTCAAGCAGCACCATGCCAGCAAACCAAACTCGTATGTTTATAGGCAGTTTTCAGGGCACTGCTACTTATGCAAATGGCCCAATCCGCCGCATAACCTACTTCCCCCAACGCCTCCCCAACTCCACGCTGCAATCCATAACCCAATAGCCATGTACTGTTTCCGCTTCGACTCCCGCCAACAGTTCCGCAGCCTCGCTGCAGCCGAGGGCCTGATCAACGCTGACGATGAGCTGATCACCGGAGGCCACGGCTTCGCGGTGGATGAAATCGGCCTAATTCATGAAGGCGGCACCTATGACCCCGAGACGGGCGAGGTCATCACCCCACCCACCGCTCTGCCTGGGTATCACGTCAACACCCTCGGCCTTGCCCCTGAGGCCTGGGATGCCTACCTGGTGGTGGTCAACTCCCCAGCCCGCATCTTCGCAGGTGGTGCCACCCAAGCACCGGATACCGCAACCCTGGAGGAGATGCTCGCATGACCAACCCCTACATCCGCGCAGCCAAGAAGCACCCGAAGGTCAAGCAACAGGCTGCCGAGCGCCTGAGCAAACGCCCTGATCGCCCGGTCAAACTCGACAAACCGGAGCCAGCCAATGGCAAACCTGATCGCTGACGAGCTGGTCAACCACACCCGCTCCTTTGTCTCACGCAATGGCACGCTGACCTACCGCTTCAGCAAAGGCAGCTACACACCCCTGTACCGCGACCTGATGAAGGGTCTGATCGCTGAGGTGGACGACCGCCTCGCCGGGATCAGCTTCAAGCGGGTCAAGCCATCCCGCTCTGCTGATCTGGTCATCGGTCACGGCGAGCTGCCTGCTGGTGCATCCGGCGCTGCTGTCTGGGATGACAACGGCTGGGAGATCCGCCTACCTGAACGCGGCTTCTCCACCACCATCTTCCGCCATGAGCTGGGTCATGTGCTCGGGCTGGGCCACGTGCCAATGGGCACCGACAGCCTGATGCAGCCCAGCATGAACGGGATCTACGACTTCACCAAGAAGGACTGGAAGGCGTTGAAGTCCATCTGGGGCCAGGGTGAACTGTTGATGACTGAGGCTGCCGCCAAGCCAAAGCGCAGCCGAGGAATGCTCGTTTTCTATGGAGCCAAACAATGATTGCCGCTGCTGCCTTGGCCCTGCTGCAGGCCACCACGAACTGGGATGCGATCAACACCGCAGGCACCTCCGCCCGCGTGGTGCGGAATGCTGGTGCTGTCGTGCTCCAAATCCAGACCGCTGAGCCTGCCGCGCATCTGACCGGCCTGCGCATGAAGACCGCATCACCGCTCAAGCGGGAGCGTGACCCACGCAAGGCCGTGACCGGGTTCTACTTGGATCGGGGCATCTTCACCCGCTGGCGCTTCGATGGCAGCAAGGGTGCCGACACGCTGGAGTTCGGCCCGCAGGGGCACATCATCAGTAAGCAATCTGGCGGGGTGGTGGACTTCAAGCGGGACACCGCCCCGGATCGCTTCACGTTCACCAACCGGATCGACGTGGCCAAGTGCTCCGAGAAGCACGGCTTCCCCTGTCACCCCCTGAACCACCTGCAGCGGGTGGTGATCAGGAACTTCGGGCGTGAGGATGTGATCGACCTGCAGGGGCGGATCTATCGCTATGCCGATGTGAAGGGTGGCGTGCTGCCCGGTGTGCCGGTGGATCGCCTGCGGGTGGAGCTGATGCAGTGACTAAGCGGCAAACAGTGGAACCTCTTGTCCTAAACAGTGGAACCTGCCGGGGCAAACGTTGGAAGCTCCCCTCGATCCGTTGGAAGCTCCCCTCGATCTGTCTATACCGATGCTTCCCTGCGCGTTCTGCAACGGTCGCACCAGCGTTGTCTGCACCGAGCTGCACCCTGATGGCCACCACCGCTGGAGGCGGTGTGAAGCCTGCGGCAAGACCACCCGCACCCTTGAGACGTATCTGCACGGTCGCCATCGCTGTGGGCCGCTACCTGGTGCCAAGCGCAAACCTAAGCCGCGAGCACCAGGGGAGCGCAATGCCAATGCCGTGCTGACGGTGAAGGATGTGCAACGCCTCAGGGCGCAAGCTGCAGCTGGAGCCTCCCGCGCCACACTGGCGCAGCAGTACGGCATCACCAAGGGGCACGTCAGCAGGATCGTGCACCGCCGCCTCTGGGCGCATGTGCCATGAGCTCCACAGACTGCAGGCATGGCCACCAAACGGGAACAGATCCTCGCCGCGGTAGCAACCACGCTGGCGGGCACCACAGGCGTGAGCACCAGGATCTACCGCTCACGGCAGGAGGCCTTTGCTCGTAACGAGGCGCCCGCCATTGTCATTGAGCCGGGCAACGACACGGCAGCACCAGAGCCGGTCAGCACCTGCAAGATCGACTGGACATTCACGTTGGTGGTGGCGGTATATGCCCGCGGCACCATCCCTGATCAGTCGGCAGATGCCACCATCCAAAGCCTCCACAGCAAGCTGCTCGCAGATCGCAGCTTGGGTGGACTGGCGATGGATATCTGGCCGCAGGCGGTTGATCCACAGTTCGACAAGGGCGACCTGTCCGCAGCGTGGATCGTCTGCACCTATACCGTCCGCTACCGCACGGGTGTTACGGATCTGAGCAGCTGAGCGCTGTCCATAGGTTGACGGAGGCGAGCAGAAGCTGATGGCCAAGAAAACTCCCACGCCGGCCAAGATGCCATCAGAAGGTGGCATCTATCTGATCGACCCTGCAACGGGTGAGTGGGTGCTTCAAAGCCAAACGCAGCCTGCACCGCCAGCGGCATCTGAGCCGGAAACCGTAACCACCAACGACGATGGCACTGCTTACGCGGAAGCGCCTGCTGCTGGCGAAGACTGAAGACACCTATGGCACCAGCGCAGCACCGGAGGGTGCTGATGCACTGCTGGTGTCCAATCTTGAGGTGTCGCCCCTCGAGATTGAACTGCTGGATCGTGAGCTGATCACTCCGTATCTGGGCAACTCAGAGAAGGTAGTGGGGCAGCGCATGGCCCAGGTGAACTTTGACGTGGAGCTGGCCGGTTCTGGTACGGCTGGTACGGCGCCGAAGTGGGGCCGAATCCTGCTGGCCTGCGGCTTTGCTCAAGGCGGCACCGGTGGCGTCAACGTGATTTACACGCCGGTGAGCGGCACCTTCTCCAGCGTCACGCTGGACTTCAACGCTGACGGCAACAAGCACCTGGTGACCGGCTGCCGGGGTACGGCCACGTTCAACCTGAACGCTGGTGAGATCCCGAAGATCAGCTTCCAGATGATGGGTATTTACAACGCCGTCACCGCTGCATCGGCTGCAACGCCCACCTTCGACAACCAGGCGGATCCGGTGGTGGTGAACAGCGTCAACACCACGGCGGTGTCGGCCTTCAGCTTCTCGGCTTGCCTGGAGAGCTTCAGCCTGGATCTGGGCAACGAGACGCCCTTCCGTCAGCTGGCTGGCTGCACCCAGCAGGTGCTCATTACCGAGCGGGCGCCGTCTGGGGAGATCAGCATCGAGGCGCCCATCGTGGGCTCCAGTGCTGGGCAGAAGGACTTCTTTGCTGCCGTGTCGGCCCAGACGCTGGGGGCAATCACCTGGCAGCACGGGCAGACCGCCGGCAACATCATTACCTTCAACGCCCCCACCTGCAATCTGGATTCACCCAGCTATGCAGACTCGGATGGCGTGATGATGCTGAATCTGCCGTTCATGCCGATTCCAACCTCGGCCGGCAATGACGAGATGACCATCACGCTGACCTGATCAGCACTCTTCTTCCCTCCTTACCCCTGACAACAGATGGCATTTGTCCTGAAGCAGTCGGCTACCTATAAGTGGCCGGTGACCCTGATCATCCCTGCTGATGGTGGCAGGCGTGAGAAGCACACCTTTGATGGTGAGTTCCGCCGGATCCCGCAGGCGCGGATCAATGAGATCCGCCGGCTGCAGTTCCTTGAGGAGCAGGGCCGGTTGGATGTGAGTGAGCTGCTGACGCCCCAGGAAGTGGCGACAGAAGTGCTGGCCGGCTGGAGTGGGGTGGTGGATGACGAAGGCGAAGAGATCCCGTTCAGCGAGACAGCACTGAATCAGCTGCTTGATCTACCTGGCATTGCCGCGCAGATCATGACCGCCTGGGGCCAGTCGATTGAGGCAGCAAAAAAGCCAACCTCCAAGGGGCTGTAGACCACTGGTGGACCGGCGATGGCGGCACCAATGACGAGCTGTTAGCGGACCTGCGTGCCTATGGCGCAGATGAATCCGCATTGCCAGCCAGCCTGCTCAAGCCATCAGAGTTTGAAGTGTGGCCTGAGCATGAGGATGCAGTGCTGATGTTCCTGCGCTGCCAGACCCAGTGGCGTACGTCAATGGCTGGCGTCGTGGGTTTGGACTATGGCGTGGTGCTCCAGCTGATGGATCTTTACGCTGTGAATAACAAGCGGCAAGTGCTGGAGGATCTGCAGGTGATGGAGGCACACGCTCGAGATCTATTCCAGAAAGAATCTGAGAAGCAGACCAGAGAAGCAAGCAAGGCCTCAAGGCCTGCGCGAGGTAGGAGGTAGGGCATGGCAATGAATCTGCAGGCGGTACTGCGCATCGCTGCACAGGTCACTGGCCTGGAAAATCTGACCAGGCTTGAAGCCGGATTGGGGAAGGCTGAAGCCGCAGCACAGTCGGCAAAGAATGGCTTCAAGGCCATGGTCGATTCGGCAGCATGGCAGACCGCTGCGGTGGGCGCCGCTGCCTTGGGAGCCGGGCTGGCTGCCAGCGTCAAGGCTGCAATCGACTTCGAGTCGAGCATGGCCGATGTGCGGAAGGTGGTGCCAGGGCTTGAGGATGCGGCTGGCTTCAATGCTATGAAGCAGTCGATTCTGGACTTAAGCAAAGAGCTCCCTGTGAGCGCTGAAGGCTTGGCTGAGATCATGGCCGCAGCGGGTCAGGCTGGTATCGCCAAGAATGACCTGGAGGATTTCACACGAACTGCAGCGCAGATGGGTGTGGCCTTTGATATCACCGCCGGTCAGGCGGGTGAGGCCATGGCCAAGATGCGCACTTCAATGGGTTTAAGCCAGCCGGAAGTGGTGAACCTGGCTGATGCCATCAATTTCCTAAGCAACAACATGGCCAGCTCCGCATCGGAGATCACTGATTTCATGTTGCGCTCTGGTGCTGTTGGCAAGCAGGTGGCGATGACTGCAGAGCAAACCGCAGCACTGGGGTCAGCAATGATCGCCGCGGGTGCAGCACCGGAAGTTGCATCAACCAGTTTCAACAACCTGATCAAGGCACTAACCAAAGGAGAGACTGCGACCAAGCGGCAAGAGGGCGCTTTTAACCGACTCGGGCTTACCGCGAGAGATGTTGCCAAGCAGATGCAAGTGGACGCTGTAGGCACCATTAGAGATGTGTTCCTGCGAATCAGCAAGCTGCCGGCAGAAGTAAGGACAGCAACGATCAGCGAAGTGTTTGGCGATGAAGCGCGAGCACTTACGCCGCTGATTACCAACATGAAGCTGTTTGATCAGGCCATCGGCTCAGTTGCCAACAGCTCGCAATATGCAGGCTCAATGCTTTCTGAGTTTGAGGCAAGGTCAGGAACAACTGCCAACCAGCTCCAGCTGTTCAAAAACAACATGCAGGCGCTGGCCATTGTGGTGGGTGACACGCTGCTGCCCGGCTTGAACCTGCTGGCCAAGGGACTGACGGAAATCCTCAAGCCAATCACTTGGCTGGTTCAGAACGTGCCAGGTCTTGCTCCCGTGATCTCGGCGCTGTCGGTGGCCTTTGTCGGCTTTGTCGCAGTGGCCCCGTTCATCTCGGCATTGATCACCTCCTTTGCCGCATTGAAGGGAATCATTCTTGCGGTCAGCGCGGCAGTCAGTGCATCAGCCTTTGCGGCATCGATTGCCGGCTGGTTAGGTGCAGTGGTGCCTGTAATGGCCGGCATCATCGCCGCCTTCAAGGCCATGGTGGTAGCGGTGCTGGCGGTGGTGACTGGCCCAGTTGGCCTGACTGTTCTACTGGTCGCCGGGGTAGTGGCATTGGTGATTGCCTTCCGCAAGCCGCTGCTTGAGTTTGTGAAGTGGCTATGGGAATGGGGTGCACCGATCCGTGAGTTCTGGATTGGCCTGTGGGAAGGAGCGAAAGAGGCTGCCGTCACGGTGTGGAATGGCGTAAAGGCCGTGATCACTGGCTTCTTCTCATGGTTCGCAGGATTCCTCTTCAAGGCTTACGTCCAGCCGTGGATCACGGTTGGCACAGCACTGGTGAATGCAGCCAGGAGCGCCTGGGATGCTGTCAAGGGCACCGTAAGTGGCTTCTTTGATTGGGTCGCTACCGGGTTCAGGCAGAACTTCCTGGGTCCAATCACCGATGCGCTTAATGGAATCCGCCAGCTGTTTGTGACCGCCTTTGATGCGGTCAAGTCCTTTGTATCTGGCTGGTTCACCTGGTGGACAAGCCTGGCGTATCAGGTGCTGATCGAGCCGTTTGTTGTCTTGGGTCGTCAGCTACCTGGCGTGGTGCAACAGGCTTGGGATGCACTGTCCAGCCTGTTCACTCGGTATGTCGTAGAGCCAATCAAGACGGGATGGAATGCTGCTATTGCCTTTGTCGGCTCTACTGCCAGTCAGATTGCCAACCTGGTAAAGACAGCATGGCAGGGGATCAGCAGCTTCTTCCAGTCCAATGTGGTTGAACCAATCAAGAGCGTATGGCAGGGCTTGCAGGATTGGATGGGCGATATCGTCACCAGGGGCGCCGAAGCACTGAGCCGTGCCTACCAGTCGATTGCAGGCAGTGTGCGCGGTGCGTTTCAGGGTGTTGTCAATGGCATTGGTGGGATCATCAATGGCGTGATTGGCATGATCAACAAGCTGATTGCAGGTGTCAACAGCTTGCGGGCTACGGTCAAGCTCAGTGCTATTCCAACCATCCCACTGGTAACGATTCCCAGCTTTGCAGTGGGTGGCGTTGTGCAGCGCCCCACGCTGGCAATGGTGGGTGAAGGTGGCGAGCGGGAGTACATCGTGCCGGAGAGCAAGATGGCCGCTGCCTCGAGCCGGTACCTGGCTGGTGCCCGTGGCGCAGAAGTGATCCCGACAACTGCCAACAGCGGGCAAGCCACCAGTGGCGGAGCGGTACCGATGATCAACATCAGCACTGGCCCTGTAATGGAACAGCAGGGTGAGCGGTACGTCACGCTTGGCGATCTGGAGTCTGCCGTGAAGCAAACCGCCACGCAGATCTATGCCACGCTGCGGACACCTGCAGGCCGGCGAGCGATTGGGGTGGCGTGATGGCTATCACTGCAGTCTCGCAGTACCTGCGGATTTACTCAGGGGCTACCGACTATCAGCTGTGGCAAAGCTATTACGTCAACCAGACAGTGACATGGGATGGTAAGCAGTGGAGCTTTCAGCCATTCAGTATTGACGGCATCATCGCTGGTGATGTAAGTGCTGAAGGCAGCCTGACGGTTGGGGTTCCATCCACCAGCGTCACACTGCCTGCCATCCGCACCGCGCTGCGCTTTGGCTACCTGATCCAGGTTGACCAGTACGAGTTCGATCCACAGCAAGGTAATGACGCTCCCCAGGAGCAGCAGCAGTTGATTGCGTCGTATGTAGGGGAGGTGATTGGGGTGAAGGGTCGCCTGACCTGGCTAGAAATAGAACTGGGATCAACGCTGGCACCGATTGGCATTCAGGTTCCTCCTCGCACAATGACCTCCCAGTTGATCGGGACTCCGTGCCAGCTATGACAGAGATCTCGATTCGCGTTGAAACGATTGGCCTGACTGGCAGCCCCACCAGTTCAAGCAGTCAGATCAGCACGCCAAACTCCCAGGCCAGTGCCAAGAGTGGTGGTGACCCGCTGGAAACACCGCAGCGTGCAGCGCGAATTGGCGACCCTGTGCCGATTGTCTTTGGCCGGCGGATCAACAATGCCGGTGGTGTGCTGATCAGCCCAGCGGCGACAGAAGCCAGGTACACCAACAACAGCAGCAACGACGTGACGGTGAGGTATCACTTGCTGCTGTGCGAGGGCGAGATCGATGGGCTGCAGGTGCGTGATGTATTCCAGCAGAGCTGCAGGGTTGGCACCTTCACGCAGGCGTACAACCGCAGGGCAGGCAATTGGGCGCCGGGGAACTTCATTGTTGCGCAGACCGGGTTTGAAGATGCCATCCCCAACTGCCCGCTGTACTGCGGCAGTGGCACTGGTGGGTATCAAGGTGTCACGACCGCCAGCTTTACCAACACCATCCCCCATCCGTTCACGCAATGGGATCAGCAGGTGCATGCCTTTGTCCGCGGGGGGATGCATGTTGACCGGCTGATTGAAGGCACAGAAGGGCCTAGCAACAACATTGCCGACCTGGTGCTGTGGCTGCTACGCAGAACATCCCGGGTGCCAGAGGAGCTGATTGATCAGAACGCATTGCTCAATGCAGCAGAGTTCACTGATGCCAATGGGCTGTGGTGCAACATTGAGATCAAAGAGCCATCCAATCTGGCGGACTGGTATGCCGAGAATCTTGGCTACTTCCTGCTGCGTGAATCCAGGCGTGGAGGTAAGCGCGGCCTGCGGCCACTGCTACCGCAGAACACAGACGGCACCATTAGCACCTCTGCGGTGCCGTGGATCTTCACCTTCACCGAAGATCATGTACTGCCTGAGAGCTTGGAGATCAGCTACAGCAGCAGGGTAGAGCGGCAGCCATTCTGTGTACGGGTTGTATGGCGACAGCAACCTGATGATGGCCTGGGGTTGGCACGTACAGCAGAGGTGCGCTACGGGCAAAGCGCTGTGGATGGGCCATTTGAGCAGCACGACCTTTCTGCGTTCTGCACGACTGAACCCCATGCGCTGAAGGTGGGGGCATACATCCTTGCTAGGCGCCGGTACATCGATCACCGGATGGTATGCAGCCTTAGGCCTGGGGCGTTCAATGCAAGCCTTGCACCTGGCGACATTGTGCGGCTGCGTCTGAACCGCACCGCTTCAGTTGGTGACGCCACGGTGCATGACTACCTGTATGAAGTGGATCGTGTGGGGCGGTCAGTAACTGGCGAGATCCAGCTCGAGCTCACGCACTTCCCGGTGGACGACCAAGGCAGGAGCTTGGTGGCGCTGGATGTGAGCAGGGTGCAGGGCAATGGGCTGCTGCTGCCGACCGGCCGCGCCAGCGTCAACTGCGACATCAATGCTGATGATGATGAGACGGTGAATCCTGATCCAGGCCCATGGCCTGATTGGGAGCCAGAGCTGCCAGATCCTGATATCTACCCCTATCCCGATCCAGATGAGGAGCCTGATTGGACGTGGGATCCAGAGGAGGGTGATTGGATTCCCAACCCTGATATCCCTGGCTGGACGTGGGATCCAGATCTTGGCGAGTGGGTGCTAGATCCTGAGTTCCCTGATCCAGACCCTACGCCTGATCCCAAACCGGAAAACCCATGGCCTGATGGCGTGGTGGATGAGGGCGACGGCTGGGGGCCAGGGGTGCAGGAAGTGGAAGATCTCTCCGGCTTGTCGGCTGGTGATGATCTGACCGCTGCGGTGAGCTTCAGCCAGGTACTGGTGAGCTACCCAGACGTGTGGTATTTGCTGTCGCAGCCCAACTTTGCTGCGGTCAGGGTCACGGTCACTGTCAACACGCCACCTAGTGACGTTGGCCTCAGCCTTCGGATCACTGATGGCATTGAGGAGTATTCAGCCTTCATCCCGACAGGCGAGACTTCGGCAATCCTGACAATCAATGGCTACGGCGACAGCCTTAGTGCTGATACCACTAGGCAGCTGTCGATTGTGTCGTGGTCTGGTGGAGGGTACCAATCGGAGACAGCAGAGGCGTTAGACACATCGGCAACCCAGTCGTTCACGATCAAGGCATACGCAGGCGCTGTCACCCTGCTGACACCTGGCATCTGGCTGTATAGCGGCAGCAGCTGGAGCTGGGCCGGCACCGAGGAGCTTGGAGACTTTGCATGGGATGACGCCACCCAGGAGTGGGAATGGACAGGGACAAACGCTGACTGGTCATGGGATCAGACCGAGCAGCGCTGGGCATACGACGGTGCAGCCGTAACAGGGTGGACATGGCAAGCAGCAAAGCAGCGGTGGTTGCGCACCTTGCCTGCTGCAGATGCAGCTGAGCGGCCTGCAAACCCTCCATCTGGGCCGGTGTCGCCATTGCCGTCCGAGCCACCAGCAGAGAGTGGGTACTACACGGTGGTGGCCCAAGCGGAAGTGAACAAGCCCGCCATCCCCAACGGCGCCAATGACCTGATTCTTGCCATTACGGATCTGTCGGAGGATCTGCAGACCGTTGAGGCGATAGGCAACCTGACGATCCCAGCAGTCTCCATGACCTTCGGATCGTGGCGATGGAACCCAGCGACAAGCGGCTGGGAGTACCCCTCACCACCAGCTGGCTGGGCGTGGACCGGTGATGCGTGGGAGTGGCGTGGCGCTGGCGCTGATGAATGGAGCTGGGATACGGCCAACGAGCAGTGGATTGGGCCAGTTGGTGGCACTGAACCCAATGCAGGCCCACCAACGCAGAACAGCTCGACGTTCCCGCCAGATGCTGAGCAGTGGGAATATGACGCAGGCGCTTGGAGCGGCACAGCGCAAGCCGCTGGCGGGAGTGCACCGGACTTCACTGGGCTGCTTGTGGGCAGACTGACTTATCACAGGCCGGTGGAAGAAGAGTAATGACCGTCAACCTCAAAAGGAAGGTCGGCATTGCATCCGCATCACAAGGTGGATATTCAGCACGTCAGCTGCCAGCACCTAAGGATTATGGAGTGCGGTTTGAATCACTGATTTTCAGGCCGGCGATTGATGGGGCAACCTGGCAAGCGCAATCCAGTGACCCGACGCCAGACCTGTACAACCTGACCGATACAGACCTGGCAACTGGCACCTTCCTATCGGCAAACCAGGGGTCGATTGCATACTCGAGCACTGGTGGCCCCAGCAGTGGAGCGCCCAAGATGCGAGTGAACCCATTGGGCTGGCGATCACTGGGGTATCAGGGGGCAGTGGTGACACCAGGCGTTGGGCTGGGGGGCATCACGCTGGAAAGCTGGATTGACTTTGGCCCACACCCAGCCGTGACATACGGCTCACCAAAGAGCGCAGAGATTATCAGCGCAATTACAGCTGAACCAGTGGGTGAGGACAACAGCGGTTCTTTCAATGCGCCGACACCTCAGGTGCCGCTGCTTTCGCTCACCGGTTTTGTCTACGTTGACATTGACAAAGATCCCTCGTATATCGAGATTGCAGGCCGGTACAGGAACTCAAATGGTACATACGCCGTACGAAAGACTGTGCTTTCTGGTAACGACTCAGACGATGCCGGCTGGCATCACTACGCTTGTGAGATCACGTTTGACGGTCAGATCACGATTTACTTTGACGGCACGCCACTGACCGGCACATCCACCAGTGGCTCAATCACTCCTGACAGGATCCCATCTGGATACCTTGGCCAGCTGGATTCATTCATGCCGTATGTTGGCGGCGCTTCTGCGGAGTACATATACCCTGAAACATCAAACCCGGCGACACGTTCATACATTGACGTAGCTGGCGTGCGGTACACCAAGGGCTTGCGGTACAACGGTGAAGCCTTCAGCCCGCCCAACTTGTAGCCATGGCGGCATTCCCTGCACTGATCCCAGCATCAAGGCGGCTGACACCAGGTCGTCACCTGCATACCGCTTTGCGTTCAATGGGCGGCTATCAAACGCAGGTGCGGCATTCCAATGCAGTGAATGGCTACCGGCTGTCGTTGACATTCGACTCGCTGACCAATGCCCAGATGATCAGCTTCAGAACTCATTTCATCAGTGCCGCTGGGCTGTTCAAGACATTTGACCTGCCGGCCGAATCATGGACGGGGACGACTGATCCAACCCTGAACGGGTACAGCTGGCGATATGTAGACCGTCCGCAGGTTCAAGACGTAGGTTGCGGGCGGCATAACCTTTCCTTGGAGCTTGAGATGGTGCCAGAAGCTGCAACCGTCACCGTCTAACAATGCCAGCATTTCCAGCGATTGAACCAAGAAGCAGGTCATACGACCTGGCCGGTGATTTCCCGATGGTGGCGGAAGAAGCATGGCCATCAGGATCAGTGCGCTATGCCACAGGGCTGACGCCATTCACCAATGCTGGTCTACGCCTGACGCTTGCCTACGAAAACATCTCTGATGCTGAGGCCTTGCTGTTGCTTGAGCACTACAGCTTGCAGCAGGGCGGGCTGGTGCCGTTTGTCTTGCCGGCAGTGATCTGGCAGGGGCATGCAGCCGACTTGGTGTCAGGCGGTACACGGTGGCGGTATGTAGAGCCGGTGCAGGTGGAAAGCCGAAAGGGTGCCCTGGCCAATGTCAGCGTTGTGCTTGAGGCAATGGCGTTTGATTATGGCGCTGTTATCCCAGCCACCAAGCTGCGGATCAATGCCAGCATCGCTGCCGCAGTTGGTATGCGGTCATCTGTCGGTGTATCACTGCAAGCTGGTGATACAGCCTTCAGTGGTGCCACCCTGTCGGCAACTGCATCAGTATCTGGCGGCAGCGCAACAGGTGATGCCAATGTCACAGGCATCACGATCACTGTCAATGCATCGCTAAGCCCAGGCGCTGCAACTGGTGGATAGCCTGCGATGAGAGTCGATATCGACAGTGGCATCCTTCATCTACAACTCCTGCCTCGAGGATCTTGCCAATAACAATATCGACTTTGGGGCGGACACGTTCAAGATGATGCTGGTGACCAGCTCCTATACCGCCAACAAGGACACGCACGACAAGCGCGATGACGTGACCAATGAGGTCACCGGCGCAGGATATACAGGTGGTGGTGCTGCCACGGCTTGCACCGTTACCAAGAACACAACCGATGACAGGGTGACCATGGCCTTTGCTGCCACCACCTGGTCATCGGCAACCATTACCGCTGCAGCAGCTGTGATCTACAAGTCACGTGGCGGTGCATCCAGTGCTGATGAGCTGGTGGCGTATGTGGACTTTGGCGGCGATGTGAGTTCGACCACTGCTGACTTCACAGTTGGCTCAACCACGATCACGCTGCAGAACTGATCCATAGGGTGACGGTGTAGCCACCTGCCAGTGTCGTGACGACTGAGCCACAGCTGCCATTGGTGGAGCGGCGGAAGTTCAGTCGCATCCAGGTCATGGAAGCCACCGCTGCATCGGTGCTCAGTGCTGCCGTGATCGGCACTGCTGCTGGTGTGGGCTGGCTTGTCATCCAACTGCCGACCAGGCTGCAGCAGCTGGAAGCCAGGATCGTTCAGATCGTGGAAAACCAGGAGCTGTTCAATTCCAAGTTCATCGACCTGGAGAAGCAGGTGCAGGAGCACGACCGGCGGATCATTCGCCTTGAACTCCGATGAACCGCTTTTTCAAGGGCCAGATTGATGCCGGCCTTTTCATTCCGGTGCTGATCGGCCTGATCTATGCCGGGACTGGGGGCTGGTCTGAAAGCCGCTGGACTGGTGCGCTGGCCATCATGGGTCTTGGTGGTGCTGCCAGGGCAGGCTTTGAGCGGGGTTATCAGACCTACAACCCTGATCTGCGCACCCCACAGCCCCGTGATGATCACGGGCGCTTC